CGGAGCTGGTGGTCAAGGACCATCTTCTACATGTGCTACAGCAGGAACAGTTAATACTGGCGGTGGTGGTGGCGGCGGTGGAAAAGAACCAGGTGGTTGTGGCGGAGCTGGTGGTTCAGGAATAGTAATCGTAAAAGAATTAAATAAAGCAAGTGGTATGTGGTCAATGCAAAGTCAATATTCTGCTCGAAGAAATGATTCATGGCCAGATGGAAGTGTTTTAAGAAGTTTAGATGTTTATTATTTAGTAGTCGCTGGTGGTGGTGCTGGTGGTAGAGATAAAGGTGGTGGAGGTGGAGCTGGTGGATTTAGAACAAATTGGCCTGGTGGGTCAGTTCTTTCACTAACAGGACCTCAAACAATTCAAGTAGGAGCAGGTGGAACTGCAACTCCAGCCCCTTCAGGTGGACCAGTTGCTGGTGCAAGTGGAGAACCTTCGGTAATTGGAGTTGGTGGAACTGCATTTACTGCAACAGGTGGTGGAGGTGGAGGAACACCTTGCACATCAAATTCTCCTCCAACAGGAGCAGGAGCAGGTCATCCCGGAGGATCAGGGGGTGGTGTATCAGACATGAGAACTCAGCCTGGTCATAAAGGAGCAGGTAATACTCCTCCAACAAGTCCATCACAAGGAAATCCAGGAGGAATGGGAGTTGACTTTCCGCCATCAGGTGGTGGTGGAGGTGGAGGACATGGTGGAGCTGGATCTAACGCTACAACACCAGGAAGTGGACCAAGTCCATCTAACGCAGGTGGACCAGGTGGACCAGGAACAGCAAACAATATTACAGGTGCATGTGTGACTTACGCTGGTGGTGGCGGAGGTGGAATTACAGCAGGTAGTTCTGGTGCAGGTTCAGGAGGACCAGGAGGTGGTGGTGCTGGTAATACACCTGCAGGTGGAGGTACTGCTGGTACAGTTAATACAGGTGGTGGTGGAGGTGGTGGTGGATCACCTAACCAAGGCGGTGGTAATGGAGGCTCAGGTGTCGTGTATATGAGAGTACCGGGCCCAAGTGCACCTCCTTTCTTAGCAATTGCTCCAGGAACTAATACAATTACTACTCACCCTGGTGGTGATAAAATTATGACTTTTACAGTGGACGGAACATTAACCATTTAGTATATCTATTTCATGTCAGAAATAGATAGTCTGTTTCCCGTACCTATTTACAAAACTTTTTTATCAGAAGATTTATCTCGTGTTAAAAAACATATAATTAAATTATCTAAAAAACTTTCTTTAAATAGAAATACAATACTAAATGTAGACACGTCGCATAATGTTTATGATCTTGTTAATGATTCTTTTTTTGTTCCTCTTTTAAATGATTTTTTACTTCACTCTAGAACATTTTTAGTTGCTCTTGGATATGATAAACATTTTTTAGATAAGTGTTTTGTAGAAAGTTCTTGGTTTAATATTAGTTCTAAAACAGATAGTTTAGCTAAACATATACATCCAGGATCCATTGTTTCTGGAGCTTTTTATGTAGAATCTAGCCCTACTGATCATATATATTTTTATAGAACCGATGATATGATACTACCACCTAATAATCATAATAAATATTCTACTAAATATGTCTCTTATCCCTGCACTCCCAATCAATTAATATTATTTAAAAGTAATTTAAACCATAGTACAGGCGCACAAAAAGAAGGAAAAAAAATAGTAATCTCATTTAATATAGGGTATAAAAATTTATGAATTTACAAAATTATTTCTGGTACTTCCAATCTGCAATTCCAAATAGAATTTGTGATGATATTGTTCGATATGGTAAACAACTATCTGATCAAATGGCAGTTACTGGTGGTTATGGAGAGGCAAAAAAATTAAATAAAAAACAAATAAAAGATTTAAAAAAGAAAAGAGATTCTAATATTGTGTGGATGAGTGATAGATGGATTTACAAAGAAATACAGCCTTATGTCAATCAAGCAAACGCAAGTGCCGGCTGGAATTTTCAGTGGGACTGGTCAGAGGCTTGCCAGTTTACTAAATATAATAAAGGACAATATTATGATTGGCATTGTGATTCATGGGAAAATGCATACAATGCACCGAACACTCAATCGCATGGTAAAATAAGAAAGCTATCTGTAACAGTAACCTTATCTGATCCTAAAGAATATAAAGGGGGTGAATTAGAATTTGATTTTAGAAATCAAGATCCTGATAAAAAACCTAACATTAGGAAATGCACAGAAATATTACCTAAGGGTTCTTTAGTAGTATTCCCATCACATGTATGGCACAGAGTCTGTCCTATTAAAAAAGGATCGAGATATAGTTTAGTTATATGGAATTTAGGAAGGCCTTTTCAATGAAGAATAAAAAATTAAAACAAAAAAGAAGAAAAGAAAAAAAGAAAATAACTTTTCCACAAAACTTAAATAGAGACAACTTATTTAGTTGCCCTGTCTGGTATGCAGACGAACCAAAGTTTGTAGATAAATTAAATACAGCATCTGATTCTTATATTGAAATATCTAAAAAGAATTTAAAAAAAGATATTGATAAAAGGAATAAAGAATTTGGAGATAAAGGAGATATGGGTCATGTTTTTCATTCAACAACTTTATTAAATGATCCTAATTTTACAGAACTTACAAATTATATAGGAGCTACATCATATAATTTATTAAATGAAATGGGTTTTGATTTAACTAACTTTGAAGTATTTACTACCGAGTTATGGGTACAAGAATTTGCTAAAAATGGTGGAGGACACCATACATTACATACACATTGGAATGGTCATATTTCTGGTTTTTATTTTTTAAAAGCTAGTGACACAACATCTAGACCAATATTTGAAGACCCTAGAGCAGGCAATATGATGAATCTTTTACCTGAAAAAGATAGATCAAAAGTTACCTATGCCAGTTCTCAGATTAATTATACAGTTAAACCAGGAAGAATGATATTTTTTCCCTCTTACCTACCTCATCAATATATGGTAGATATGGGATATGAACCGTTTAGATTTATACATTGGAACTGCCAAGCTATACCGAAAGGAGTATTAAATGTCATTCAAAAATAATAAATATACAGTACTTAAACAAGCTATTTCACCTGAGTTAGCAAATTTTATTTATAAATATTTTTCTAATAAAAGAAGAGTAGCTAGATTATTATTTGATCAAAAATATATATCACCTTTTACTGAATATTGGGGAGTATGGAATGATGACCAAGTTCCCAATACATATTCTCATTATGCAGATTTAGCTATGGAAACATTATTAGAAGAAGTAAAACCTGTAATGGAAAAACATACAGGGTTAAAATTAAGTCCTACTTATACTTATGCACGAATATATAAAAAAGGAGATGAATTAAAAAGACATAAGGATAGATACTCGTGTGAAGTATCTACAACTTTAAATTTAGGGGGAGATCCTTGGCCTATTTATCTAGACCCAACAGGTAAAGTTGGTCAAGCTGGTATTAAAGTAGATTTAAAACCAGGCGATATGCTTATCTACTCTGGGTGTGATTTAGAACATTGGAGAGAAGAATTTACTGGTAAAAATTGTGGTCAAGTCTTTTTACACTACAATAAAAAAGGATCTAAAATGGCAAAAGAAAATGAAAACGACACTAGGCCATTTCTAGGTTTACCTAACTATTATAAAGGCTTTACTTTACCTAAAAAGTAATATATACAGCAATTTGGTGGAGGGATGATCCACCACAGATTCCCTCTGCCTAAAAGCTTTTGTTACAAGGGTTTAAAGGTTCAAAATTTTAAGTTATAATTAATATTATGGCACTAGCAAAAGTACAATTAATTCCTGGATTTGATAAACAAGTAACTGAAACCGGTGCTGAAGGACGATGGACCGGGGGCCAGTATGTTAGATTTAGATATGGATTACCAGAAAAAGTAGGAGGATGGGCTCAATTAGGAGCTGATTCTTTAGTAGGGGTAGCACGAGATCAACATACTTGGTTTGATTTATCAGGCAACCGATACGCTGCTATTGGTACAGATAAAATTTTATATATTTATTATGAAGGAAGTTTTTATGACATTCATCCTTTAAATGCTTCTTTACAACAATCAGGAATGACTAATTGTTTTACAACTAGTTCAGCTTCTAATATAGTAACGGTTACATGTACGGGAAGTCATAGTTTAAGCGTAGGAGATTTAGTAGTATTTTCCAATGTAAGTTTAATTCCAGGAACTTCAAGTTTTACAGATTCTGATTTTGAAAAGACTTTTGAAGTAAAAAGTACTCCTACTACCACTACTTTTACTATTCAAATGGCTGCTAACGAAACAGGAACAGCCTTTTCAACTACTGGAACCGCAACCTTAGACGTTTATTACGTTGTAGGACCAGCGTTTCAATTACCTGGTTATGGATTTGGTACAGGACAATTTGGAGGTACAACTACTACTGCCACAACTACTATTAATAATAGTGGTACATTTGCGTCAGGAGCTACTACCGTTGTTTTAGCCTCGTCTGCTTCAATGCCTGCTACTGGAACTCTATTAATTGGAAGTGGATCTACCGCAGAATTAATTACTTATACATCTAATAATACTTCAACTAATACTATTTCAGGGATATCAAGAGGACAAGGAGGAACAAGCGATGTTACTCATGCTGATGGTAGTACAGTTCAAGATGCTACTAATTATACAGGGTGGGGATCGAATACCGCTGCTGGAGTAATTATAGATCCTGGACAATGGAAACTTACAAACTATGGTCAAAAACTTATAGCTTTAATCTATAATAGTGTAGTTGTAGAATGGGATCCTTCAGCTGCAGGTGCTATTTCAAATCCAAATAGAGCTACATTAGTTACTAATGCACCTACGGCATCGAGAGATATGTTAGTATCTACACCTGATAGACACTTATGTTTTTTTGGAACTGAAACAACTATAGGAACAACTTCTTCTCAAGATGATATGTTTATTAGATTCTCCGATCAAGAAGATATCAATGACTATACTCCTACGGCAACTAACACAGCTGGTACACAAAGACTTGCTGATGGATCTAAAATAATAGGTACCTTAAGAGGAAGAAATGGTAACTATATTTGGACTGATACAGCTATGTTTACCATGAGATTTATTGGGGCTCCTTTTACATTTGGTTTTGAACAAGTAGGAACTAATTGTGGTTTAATTGCTCAGCATGCAGCTATTGAAGTAGATGGTATTATTTATTGGATGTCCGAAGATAGTTTCTTTTATTTTGATGGAGCATCAGTTAAAAAATTACCATGCTTGGTAGAAGATTATGTTTTTGGAGATATAAATAATGACGCCGAATTAATTGTACATGCAGGAGTTAATGATAAATTTAATGAAATTACATGGTTTTATCCTAGCGAAAGTTCTACTTCTATTGATAGATCGGTAACTTATAACACTAGAGATTCTCAAAATATTCCAGGTGGAGTATGGACTACAAATGCAGGAACTTTAATGAAACGAACAACTTGGGTGGATCAAGGTGTTTATGGTAAACCTTATTCCACTGCATACGATTCTTCAGAAACTCCAACTCAAGGAAGTATTTCTGGAATATCCGCAGGAGCGACTACTTACTACGAACACGAAACAGGCAACGATCAAGTTAAAACTAATGGGACTACTACAGCTATTCCAGCTCAAATAGAATCAGGAGACTTTGATATTGATAAAGAAGGAAGTGGAGAATATATGATGCGTATTTCAAGATTCATTCCTGATTTTAAAAATCAAACTGGAGATGCACAAGTAACTATTTTTCTTAGAGACTTTCCCTCGGACACACGAGCGTCGTCGGCCAGTGGTCCTTTAATAACAGGTCCGTTTACAGTAACTACAAGTACTAAACAAGTGTTCTGTAGATCTAGAGGAAGAGCTGCATCTTTTAAAATAGCTAATACTGGAACAGGACAAACATGGAGATTTGGTACTTTTAGAGCGGATATACAAGTAGGGGGAAGAAGATAATGGCAAAGATTACTCAAATTGTTTCTCAAGCAACTCCCCAATACGAACCAGCTAATTTAAATCAATTTGGCAGAGATATTAATAATATTATACAAACTCTTAATACTACTTATCCCCAAGATATAAAGGAAGAAACTGAATCAGTGTCTTATTTCTTAAACGATTAATGGCCAAAAAGAAAAAAAGTCAATTTGGAACAGCATGGTTTGAAAGAGAAAAACCTAGAAAAAGACCAGGCAGGCATAAAAAAAGACTTAACAAAAGTCAAAAACGTATGTATAAGAAATACAACCGACAAGGTAGATAATGGCAAATAAATTTATTAATGCTCAATTCAGTTTAACAACTACAAATCCAGTAGCTGTTTATACTTGCCCCGCTGAAACAGTGGCTATGATTAAAAGTATTCAATCTTATAATTCAAGTAGTGGCACAGTAAGTGTTACAGCAAGTATTACTGATAATTCCGCAAGTGCTACTTATAATTTTTCTAAACGTACGTTAGGAGCAGGTACATCATCTGATTTATTAACAGGAGTAAAAGTATTTGAAGAAAATGATATATTAAAAATTACTGCTAGTCATACAAGTGTAGTTACAGGTACTGTAGCTATACTAGAACAGGATAGAAAATAATGAAAAAATATACTATAATAAATGGGGAAAAAGTTCCTATTATTCAATGTGATTCTCAAACTACTATTACTAATATTAAGACAGGAAAAAAATATAAAAATGAAGAAGAAGTAAAGCTTGCAAATCCTGATCCAAAAGATATAAAAAGAGATGTCAAAATTATTATTCCCAAAGGATTTGATGTATTTGGAGAAAAGCCGTTAAAATAATGGAAGCAAAAGGTGGTACAGAATTACAATTAGCGGAACTACAAAAAAGGGTAGATCCGTCTTATTTTAAAAAATTTCAAATAACTACTTCTGTTCCCGAAAAAGAAGCAATAGACTCAGATAAAATTAGTATTTTATGGATGAAAAATTCATACGATCAACCTAATATAGCTCCTTGGTTTAGTGAAAAAGAAAACCACCGAAAATATGATTGGTATGTATTTAATTCTCACTGGTGCTATGAAAAATTTAGATACGCATATGGGTTACCTACTCATAAATGTTGTGTAATTAAAAATGCTTTACCTGAGGTTGAATGGATAGAAAGACCTCAATGGAAAAAAGGCGATCCTATTAAATTAATTCATACATCTACTCCGTGGAGAGGATTAAATGTTTTATTAGGAGCAATGGAACTTATAAAAAGAGACGATATTATTCTTGATGTTTATAGTTCTACCAAAATTTATGGAACTCAGTTTGAAGAACAAAATGATAAGCAATTTAAACCTATGTATGATAAAATGGAATCTTTAAAAAATGTGAATCACATAGGCTATAAACCTAACATAGAAGTTATTAATGAAATGCAAAAAACTCAAATCTTTGCTTATCCTTCTATTTGGGAAGAAACGTGTTGTATTTCAGCGATTGAAGCTATGGCTGCTGGGAATATGGCTATTGTAACTAATTTTGGAGCTTTATTTGAAACATGCACGGACTATGCTCATTATGTAAATTATGAAACAGATGTTCATACTTTAGCTAAAAAGTTTAAAGCAGTGATAGAATTTGTAGCGGATAATTTCCACGAACCTATTTTACATGAAAGACTTAAAGACCAAATGAAATATTACAGAACTTTTTATAACTGGGATATGAGAGCAAAAGAATGGGTAAGTTTATTTGATCAACTACTTAAAATAAAAGGCTATGCATGACCTATAAAATAGATGAAAGAAGTATTATAAATGAAAAAAATATCTTTGGTCAGAATACCAATAAAGGTAATGATGTATTAGATTGGGATACTAAAAAAGATGAGAAAAAAATTAAATTATTTTTTACTTCTCCTTGTCATGGTGGAGTAGATATCCATTATGTCCGAGCCACACTAGAACTTCAGGCTTTATTACAAAGACATAAAATACCAGTTACGTTTCATTTAATTAATTCTTCTATTGTGACGCAAGGTAGAAACCTATGTACTTCAGCTTTTTTAAAATCTGAATGCACTCATATGTTATTTGTAGATACAGATGTAGAATTTGATGAAACATCTGTCTTAACAATGCTAAAAGCGGATAAAGATATTGTTTTAACTCCCTATCCTATGAAAGTTATTGACTGGGATAAGGCTAAAAATATTAGTCAACAGTCAGGAAGACATATTAGTAAGTGTGGATACTACTATCCAATGGCATTTGTAGATCCAGAAAACATAGATTGTAAAGATGGTATAACCGAGATTAAAAGAGGTCCTGCAGGATTCATGTTAATTAAACGTCAAGTATTTGAAAAAATGGCAAAAGAATATCCTCATTTAAAGATTAAACAACAAACTATGTTGAACCAACAAATGAGAGAAACAGAGAACTTTTGGAACTTCTGGGATACTGAATTTGATCAAGAAAAAGGCACCTTTATGGGTGAAGATTTTGCTTTTTGTAAGAAGTGGACAACCATTGGCGGTAAGATTTATGCTAATGTAGATGCCTATATAACTCATCATGGAGACTATAGTTATAAGGGAAGGTTTATTGACGAAGGGCAAAAAATTAAGTAAATTGGATATTATACGTATTTAAAACAGGAGAAATATGGATCCAGCAACACTAGCAATGATGTATGCCGCCAACGTAGGGATAAACGCCCTAGGTGGTAAAAGAGGCAGTAATCTTTGGAAAGACTCATTTAAAGACACAACTACACAAGCATTAACCATGCAATTAACAGGTGGTTTTAATAAAGGAAAAACACCTATGGTAGGACAAGAAGATATTGCTTTGAATATTACCGACGATATTACTTTGGATCCATCTAAGAAGCCCAAGATACCCGAAGGTTTAACAGCTGCAGAAGAAATAAGGTTTAAAAATTTAAGACTACTAGACCCTTCACAAAAAAGTATATCCGTCACTAACCAAGATCCAGGTTGGTTTGATAAAATAACTGGAGTATTTAAAAGTGAACAACCTATTATGGGTAAAGAAGGAGCACAATTTGAAACCGTCCGAGACATGGAAGGTAATCTTAGACAGGTCCCAATTACTATGGCTCAAACAGATAAAATGAAAGTAGGATTAGGTTCACTCGGAGCTGGAGCAGCCGCATATGGTTTAGGAATGTTTGATCCTGAGCCACCAAAAGATCCTAAGTATCCAGGATACAATAAATTTTATGCAGCTGATCCAAGTATGTTTATGCCTTATGATGACCCTAACATTGACCCAATTGATTATTCTAAATATCCTGAGAAACCTTATAGTGGAATTAAAACAGGAGGAATTATTGGTCTTCAAGAAGGAGGTCCTGCTAGCTATAAAAATATATTACAAACTGAGTATGGATATGAAAGAGATTATCTAGATAATTTAGAAATGAATGAAGGACCAGGAGCAGTAAAAGAATTATATGACAGCTTACAGGGAAAAAAAGGTGGTGGAATAATGAAATTAATGAGTGGAGGACAAACTTTATCTCCTCAAGAATTATTTAATAAAGTAATGATGGAAGGATATAGACCTACACCAGAAGAACAACAACTTATAAATCAATATTTACAATCTCAAAGTGGTCAGAAAAAAGGCGGAATTATGAAATTAGTTAGAGGAGGAAAAGCATCTAACGAACCTGTAAAATCTCCATCTGAATACGGAGATGATCCTGAGGAGCTTAGAAGACGACAAAAAGATCGTGACTTAGCAGGACCAGATCCAAGACAGCCATCGATGCCACAACAGCCATCGATGCCACAACAACCAATGCCGGGTTCACCAAGAGAAGGTGGTCCGAAGGCACCTGGTGGAAATCTAACTCCTGAACAATGGAGAAAAAAACTTCAAGAACAGCTGGAATACATGAATTCTATTCCAGTTAAATCTGGAGATTTAATTCATAAATTACCTCACAAAACAAAACAAAACGAAAATAATCCAAAAAACTATAAAAGAACTTCTGGTAAATTAGTTGTAGATGACAAAGGTAAAGGAAACGAAGAAAAAGATACTATGTTAGCTCAACTAGCCGATGGCGAATTTGTAACTAAATCAAAAGCGGTACGTGGTGCAGGCATTGCTTTAGGAGCAAATCCAAGAAATAAAAAACAACAAAGAGATTTAGGAGCAAAATTTTTTTACAAACAGATGGCAGAGTTTGATAAATTAGCAAAACGAATGGCATCTTAATGGAGTTATTAAGAATATGGGAAGCTAAAGAAGTTGATAAAGTTTGGATATTTGTAGAAAATTATATTCAACAAGCTTTAGAAAGATCAGGTGGATACGCTGATCATGAACATATTAAAGATCAGATTAAAAAAAATCTGATGCAACTGTGGGTAGCTTGGTCGGAAAAAGACCAAAAAGTATATGCAGTTGGAGTAACAGAATTAAAACAGTATCCTAAGTATCGCACAATGAATTTTAGGATACTGACAGGAGAGAAAATGGAATTATGGACAAAATTTTTAGAACCAATGGAAGCATGGGCCAAAACACAGGGAGTAACTAAAATGGAATTTTATGCACGTCCAGGATGGGAAAGATTTTTAAAAGGTAAAGGATATAATAAAACACATGTTCAACTTGATAAATTTTTAGGAGAAAATAAATGAGTTCAGGAGGAGGAGGTGGTTCAGGCGTACCAGCCGATACTACCAATGTTCAGACAATTAGAGAAGCACCAGAAATAGAAGCTAGAAGATTAGGTTTAATGGATGCTGCAAGAGAGTTAGCTATGAAGAAAACTACTTTACCAGCATATCAAGTAGCAGCAATGACTACACCTGAAACTGAAGCTAGAACTTTAGCTCGATCGGGAATGGCTGGACAACAACAACTTACAGACGCTACTACTGCAGCAAGTGGAGCGCAAACCGCAGCTGGACAAACTTTTACTGCAGCACAAGTTCAAGCTGCAATGAATCCTTATATTCAAAATGTAGTTAATAGAGTATCGGATGATTACGCAGCTAAAGAAAATCAACTTGCCGCTCAAGCTGTTAAATCTGGAAATTTAGGAGGAGGTAGAGAAGGTGTTGGTATAGCAGAACTACAAAGACAAAAAGCAGATACACTTGGTGGAATTTATGGTACAGGATATCAATCTGCTTTAGGAGAACTTCAAACTCAAAGAGCATTACAAACACAAACAGGAATTCAAGCAGGAGAAATTAATTTAAATGCTGCAAACATAGCTCAACAAGGAAGATCCGGTCAACTCCAAGGTTTAATGGGAACTGGAGGAGTAGAAAGAGGCGTTAATCAAGCAGCGTTAGAAGCACAAAGACAAACAGCTTTACAAAATATTCAAGAACCTTATCAAAGAGTTGCGTTTGTTTCTGATATTCAATCAGGGGTACCGAGTGCTTCTCAGCAGAGAATTGCTCAAACCAGAGCACCTCAACCGAGTCCTTTAGGTCAAGCGGTTGGTACAGGAATTGGGGCGTACGCAGCGTTTACCGGAGGGTAACGATGATTACTAAACTCAGAAAAAAAGTTTTTATTAATAAACTTCGAAATGGGGGCGTACCTGTTCCTTATGAAAGCGCACCTTTATTTAGTAAACAAGGATTAAGACAAGCGGCACATACCGCTGGTAGCTATTACAATAGGTTACCAGGATATATATCTC